GCAACTTGGGGAGAGATGAATGTCGTTCAAACAATCACAAGTCTAAGTCAGTGCATTGACTTGTTTAAAGATGACAAGGCAGGAACTACTGACACAATATCCATCATCAAAGGATGTGAGCTGCTCTACCGTAACGGTGGTGGAACAGTTAAAATTGTCCGAGTGGGAGATGGAGATGAAGCAAAATCTACAAAAGCATTTGATGGAAACACTGGTGCAGAGGTTGGCGTTTTGACTTTTGATGGACTGTATGAAGGAACATACGGAGACAACATCGGAGTTACAATCACAGCAAACGCAGGGACTCCAGCAAATCGAGACATTGTTATCACTGACGGATTAAACACCGAATCGTATGACAATGGCGGAGTAGGTTATGCAACCAACGCAGCAATCGCAACAGCTATCAACGGAATTTCAACCCTTGTGACAGTCACAGTCAAAGCAGGAAGCGAGACTTCAAATGTTGTTGATGCAAGCACACAAACCTTTTTGACAGGTGGCGATGATGGAGAAGATTCACTTACTGCATCTGATTACACAACTGCATTCGGGAATGTGATGACAAGCGAAGATTTTGATATCCTTGTGATTCCAGGCGATGATGCACTTGAAGCCAGCGATGCTTTCCATGCAACAATTGTAGGAACACTGAACACAAGAGCAACCGCAGAAGATAAGTATGCAATCTTTTGTTCAGGAATTGCGAAGGATGAGACAATCGCAACTGCACAAGCAAGAACAGCAAGCGGTGAAAGATTAACTGTTGTTTCTCCTAATGAGAAATATACTCATAGGATTGACAACACACAGATAATTCTGAACGGAAGTTACCTTGCATGTTCATACGCTGGCGGAATGGCGGGCAGATTGGTGCAGATTGCTCCGACACACAAGGTCATTAACACCGAAGGGGTTTCAGTTCTGGAATCTACTGGCAAAGATTTCTACAACAACGGTGAGCAGGAAACTTTGCTCTCAAGTAGAATCGTGCCAATTACAAGTATCTTTGGCGGGATAATGCCTTCGAGGGGAGTGACCAGGATAACTGACACGACAAGCGTGTTCTATGAAGTGAACATCGTGAGGATTGTCGATTATGTTAAGGCTCAAACATTGACCAAGATGAATGGTTTTGTGGGAGACCCTAACCTGGAAAGAATCCGAACCATCATGGCAAAAGAGGTTGATGGAATACTTGAACAAGATAAGCTTGACGAAGTTATTGCAGGCTTTCTTCCAACAGAAGTTGCATGCGGGTCGAGTCCTGACACAGTTCTTGTGAACATGACTATACAGCCGACATTTGCGATTAACTTCATCAATGTAAGCCTGACGATAAGTCAGCTTGAGGGATAGGTGGACAAAATGGTTAATCAAAGAATATCGGTCAAGGACATCCAAATCAGTGTAGGTGGGACAATAATCGGTGGAGCAGAAGAACTGTCAATGACGGTTGCTGCTGACAACGAGGAAGCATACGAAGCTGGCAACTATTTTCCTGTCGAGATAATTGACGGAAAGAAGCATGTCACAGGAACAATCGCAAGAGCGTTCATTGATGTTGCGACTCTGAATGAGTTGTTTCCAGCAGATGCAGGAGTGTGGGAATCTTTCACAATCACTGGACAAGTGGTCAGTGGAAAGACTCCGAGCAGAACCATGACACTCACAGGAGCGAAGTTCGACTCATTCGATGTCAACTCTCTTGCTCTTGATGGTTATGCAAAGAACTCATTGCCTTTCAAAGCACTGAATTGGAAACTCAGTTAAACCTTTTTTTTATTTTTTATTTTGATTATTTGTGAACAAATCACAAAAAACCTGAACAAAGCAGGGAAATTTTGAATATAATGCCGAGATGGTGAACAATGAGAGAAGTCACATTCGTAAAGAAGACAAGCGTCAAAAGAATATTCCAGATGAAGGAAGAGGAATTCAGGTCTGGAAAATGGTGTGCAGATAGGAACATTGTTCCTGATTCAAGATATGTTGAGATTGAATACACTGCCAGGAACGGAATTCTAATCGTGAGGGATGTATCTAATTTAGAAGTCAAGACGCTTGAGAAGAAAGGTGAAAAAGAAAATGGAAGACGAGATGTCGCAAAGAAATGAAGAACCAGTCCAAGATTCCTACACGGATGAGGGCGAAGAAAAGGAAGTTAAAGAAACACTGCCTGAATACATCACGCTATTAGCTGATGGAAATATGCAGATTGAAACCCGCCAGGGAGTCTTCATTATTGAAGAACCTGAAGGAGCAAAGTTCGACCAGGTTGAAAGACTTGCAGCAGGTCACAAGATGACTGACTTCAAGAAGACAATTGTTTTAATTGCTCGATGCTTGGTAGACCCAAAGTTGGGCGATGCAGAACTTCTGCAAAATTATAAACTCTCTACACTCCAGAGACTTGCAGCAGGGATGCAAATATTCGTGGATGAATCAAAGTCTTTTTTGATGACCCCCGACACGCCATCGAAAGAACCGAATGGGAAGAAACCAAATGCCAAGTCGGTCTTCGGTTTCGGAAAACGCCTGACGAATTGAAGGCTATGAGTGTGTCGGGCATAAGGAAAGCTTACGCTTGGATATTGTATGAAGACGAGATAAAGAAGGAGAACAGCTAAAATGGCAATGGAATTCGCAGTTAATTTCAAATTGGGAAACGCAATCCCTAACCTGATGAAAGTGAACACGATATCGAAAGATATCCAAAAAAGTTTGGGTAAGCTCAAGATAACAACATCAGACATGGGCAAGGGATTTACAAGTGTCAACAAGACCTCAGAGAATTTCTCAAACACTGTCAAGGAAGCAACGAAGGAAACCGACAAGCTCGCAAAATCTTCGAAGAAAGTTAGAGAAGAAATTGAGGGAGCTGCTGGAGCAATGGATTCATTCGAAGAACTTGTGAGTGGAACAGGTGGATTCTTTTCAGAACTTGCAGGAATGATTCCTGGTGTTGGCGGGATGCTCTCCAAATTATTTACTCATCCAGTGCAGAAAGTCTTTGACTTGAATAAAAAGATGGCGAGCTTCAATGACGCATTTGAGAATGTAAATAAAACAGGTGGTGGATTTGGAAACATGATGAGCAATATGTTCACCAATGTTGGCGGGAACATCAAAGCATTCACTGCGAATATTTCTCAAGTAGGCTCAATCTTAACCAAATCATTGCTGCCTGCAATCCAAGTCGGAATCAAAGCAATCATCCCACAGATTATTGCGATGGGAGTAGCATTGCTGCCAATTGTCGGATGGGTTCTTGCGATTGTTGCTGCGGTCTACACATTGAAAAAGATTTGGGATTTGAACATCGGCGGAATCCAGACAAGCGTGTTTGAGTTGGCAGGCATGTTCAAGGATACACTTGGAAAAGCTGCATTGAAATTCCAGATGATTCTTCAGAAGCTATCTCCAATATTCAAATTAGTTTTCCAACCACTCTTCCAACAGCTCAAGATTATCTTTGCAGTATTCAGTGGACTTGTTGATGTTGTGTTCGCAGTGATTGACCCGATTGCGGAAGCTCTCGGAGAACTTGCAGCTCCATTCGCAGACATCCAGGGCGAAGGATTCAAACTTATTGATGTTGTCAAATGGATTGGGAAATACTTTGGCATGGTCACAAAAGCGATTGGAATTTACATGAAGATTATTTTATTTCCAATCAAGCTCATCGCCTACGGAATCAAAGCAATCATTGATGTAGTCAAAGTGCTATGGGAACGCTTTAAGCAATCACCAATATTTGCGAAGATGATGGAAATCATGGCTGAACGCTTCAATAAAATCAAGATGGTGATTCAAGGGTTGATAGCTCCGTTCAAATTTCTTCTGGATACAGCGAAGAAGATTGGAGATTTCCTTGGAATAACTGAAGGCGAAGATGAGAAGGCAGACAAGAAAAGTAAAGGTGGTCGAGCAAGAACACCAGGCAGCACATTAGTTTCCTCAAGTTCGCAGAGAGTATCTAATGTCAGTCCGAACATTACAATCAATACAAGCAGAGAAATCTCTGGAAAGGGAGCACAGCAATTTTCCAGTGAACTTGGAACAATGATTGAAACTCAATCCAAAGGAGCATGAACTACGAGACCATAGCTGTAATCAGTTTGATTGTAATAATATGTGTGATGATATTTTGGTCATCATGGGATGAAGTCAAGGATTTCATCAAACAAAT